GAACGCCGAAAGCGGCGGTTGCCGTCGGGCTTGACCCAGCCGAACACGGTGGTCAGGATGAATACCTGCCAAGGCTCCAACTTGATCGTCTCGCCTGCCAGCGGTCCTTTAACGTGGGGCAACCGCTCAATGAACGCGCACAGGTTGTCGGCGGGATGGAATACACGCCCGTCCTTGTCGGTTAGCTTTGGATTGAATTGGTACGGACTGGACTTGCCTTTAAACCTTGCCAGGTCGTTCAACTGTCGTTGGCATGCATGCTGGACCCATTTGCAGGTCAGGATCTCACCGGCAACGACTGCCTGCGCATACTGACGGGCAATAGCGACGTAATTTCCTTCTGCCATGAATCAGTCTCAGCCTGCAATATCGGCCCAGGGATCCAGATCAACCTGCGTATCTGTGGGCTGTGTGATGCGAGAGCGCGATGCTGGCGTAAAGCCCATTTCCACCGCTGCCTTGGTCATGATCTGGGCCTGCTTGTTGGCAATGGCGAGATATGGCGACTGCATCGGCACGCCGGTGTTCGGCGCTTTGATTAGCAGTCCAGTCTTGGTGATGCCAATTTGTGCCTTGCGGTACAGGTCAGCCGCGCAGGACCAAACCTCCAGCACCGACATATCGAGTTTGCGCAGCAAATGCTCTGGCGCACTTTCAATGGCGTAACGCCAAGCCTGCTTTGCACCGTCAGACATGTACTCTGGCGGCGCAACCAGATCACCGTGGGGCTGTGGCTCAAGCGGGTTGGACCTGCACTTTTGCAGGGTGCCCCTGAGCTTTTTAATCTCTGTGGGCAGTGGCTTTCTTCCGGCCATCAATATTCCGTTCTGGGGTAACCCCCCTAGGTTTCAATTTGCACGCGCAAAAATCTTGGCAGGCGCACGCATCTTTGGCCGCCGTCTGTAGAGATTGAGACCCCCCCGGGGGGGGTAGTCAACGCCGACCTGCGGTCTCACGCGCCGTCTTTCGGTTGTGACATGAGACGCACAGCCCTTGCAGATTGACCCAGTCAAAGCGCTCGCCGCCGTCCTTGAGCGGCCTGATGTGGTCGGCAACCTTGGCTGCCACCACCAGACCCGCCCCCTTGCACGCCACACACAACGGGTGTTCGCGCAGGAACGCAGCACGTACCTCACGCCAGCGCACCGACTGATAGAAGCCCACCTCGGCATCAAAGCCACGCCTGGCACGCCCGTAGTCCCGGTGCGCCTGGGCGCGGTGTTGGTCGCAGTAGCCGGGCTTGTCCAGCACCAGCGCACAGGCGGGATGTCGACAGGGTGTTGGGGCACTGCGGGACATTGCGGCTTATTCCCAACTCATTCAAAAAACTAATCGGATTTGATGCGGGTATTGCTTGGCTTCACTGGGGTTCAGAGCGTTCATAGGAACGTCATCAACAACCCAAGGAGCTTTGCAAATGACCTACACCACACAGTTCACCGTCGACGAGGTCGGGTTCATCCAGATCGCACTCACCAAGGTGCTGGCAGCCGCCGCACGCGGTGAGCTTGACCTCAATCTACTGGCACGCGAAGAGTTGGCCTCACGCGGCCTTGACACCCAAGGCGAGTGGGTCGGCTTTGACCGCGCCCGACAGATCCACCAGGTGCGGGGTGCCAAGTGATGGACGCCAAAACATTTGAGCGTCTGCTCAACCAAATCGCCGCAGAGCATCTGCACATCGACACGCTAGCAACACGCAACAGCGACCGCTTGGACTTTCACGAAGTCAGCGTCTGGGGCCTCAAAGATGCCCTGCAAGCCGCATTCACGGCTGGCCAGCAATCCAAACAAACAACCCAACCAAACTGATACCGGAGGTCAACATGAAACTCACACCCAGCCAAACCTTGCTTCTCAACGCCGCTGCCATCCATCCTCAGCATGTGCTGACCGACTTCCCGCCCAACCTCAAAGGTGGTGCGTTGATCAAGGTTCTGACCAGCCTTGGTAATGAAGGCCTGATCCGACCCCACAGCAAAGGCGCTGCGGGCTCGACCCGCTTTGCCATCACCGTCGCAGGGTTGCGGGCCATCGGCATTGAGCCACCAGCCAAATCCAAACGCGAAGGTAGCAAGCAGTCGGTGCTCATCGATCTGATGAAGCGCCCAGAAGGTGCAACCCTCCCTCAAATGGTGGAGGCCACAGGATGGCAGGCGCACACGGTGCGTGGCTGCATGGCCGGGACTTTGAAAAAGAAACTGGGTCTGACCATCGACTCCGTTAAGGAGAGCGGTGGTGAGCGGGTCTACAGGGTCTCACCCTCTATCTCGCTCCCCACCCCACAATAAGCTAGCCTTAGGCAGTGCCGCCTGGTTGACACGGCTACCTCACCAAACGCATAAGCTTAGGTTCCTTTTTGGAACCTTTTGCGCTATCATGGAGCCTCTTCTTAAGGATCCAACATGACTGTCAACGTCAAACTTTCGGACAAACTGGTCGAGCAGGCCAGAAGTTGTGCCCAAGTGCAGCACCGCTCTACGCCCAAGCAGATCGAGTATTGGTCCCAGATCGGCAAGATTGCCGAGGAGAACCCGGACCTGCCGTTCTTTATGATCCGCGACCTCTTGGTGGCGGACCAGGAGGCCGTGGTCGGCGAATACGTCTTCAGCTAATGCGACTGCTTGTTACGCCCTCGTTTGTGCGGGCCACCAAGCGGCTGCACGCACCACAAAAACTGGAGCTCGATGCGGCGCTGCGCACCATCAGCGCAGACCCCTCGGTGGGTGACGCCAAAGTCGGCGACCTGGCGGGCATTCGCGTGTACAAGTTTCGCATCTCTAATCAGTTGTGCTTGTTGGGCAACCGGATATTGGACGAGCAAAGCCTCAAGCTTCTCACGCTGGGGTCACACGAAAACTTTTACCGGGACCTCAAACGGCTAGATGACTGAGGCCAGGGTTACGCCTCTGGCGCTCGAACCACTTCGATGCTAAAAACGCAAACTGCGTCTTTTTGTTTGGTCATCACAACAAGGGGGTCCTATGACTCTGTGTCCAATTGCCTTAATGGCAACCTGCAACAAGTGCCCCGCTGTCGGCTTTTGCCCTCTCAAAGACGTGATTGGCGACCATAAACCAGAAGCCAATGAAGGGGAAACTGCCAAGCCCGCAGCAAGCGATAAACCGGCGAACTAATCCCGCCAATCAAAGTGGCGCACCGGCCACTTCAGCATTTTTGACCTCGGACAATGCCGGGCGCATGTCGTCAAACTTGATTTGATCGTCCTCACGCACCGCTTGCTGTCCCGTGAAGTCTTGCCAGCGCTTGACGATCACGTCCACGTATTTGGGGTCCATCTCCATAAGCCTTGCCTGGCGATTGGTTTTCTCGCATGCAATGAGCGTGGTACCAGAGCCGCCAAACAAATCGATCACGATGTCGCGCGTCTTGGATGAGTTTTTGATGGCACGCTCGACCAACTCAACCGGCTTCATCGTCGGATGCAGGTCGTTGACATGGGGCTTTTTGTAGTTCCAGATATCCGACTGGTCACGGTCGCCACACCAGAAGTGTTTTGCGCCTTCCTTCCATCCGTACAGGATGGGCTCGTACTGGCGCTGATAGTCGGCGCGACCGAGCGTGAACGTGTTCTTGGCCCAGATCACAAACGTGGACCACTTGCCACCGGCATCCAGCCAGGCCTTTTGCAAGGTGTGCAACTCAGAGGAACTCATGCACACGTAGCAAGCACCTTTGGTCACCACCAACAAGTTGACGCAGGCGTCGTAGAGGAACTTGTAGAAGCCGTCCCCGAGCGCATCGTTCATGATGCGGCGGTCCTTACCGCGCATCTTGTCTTTGGCGTTGTTGCCGTAGTCCACGTTGTAGGGTGGATCGGTGAAGGCCATGTCGGCGAGCTGACCGTTCATCAGGCGCTCGACATCGGAGAGCACAGTGGAGTCGCCGCACAGCAAACGGTGCTGACCCAGGACCCACACATCGCCTGTTTTGGAAACAGGTTCGGCTGGCACATCGGGTACTGCATCGTCTTCAGTCAGACCAGTGGTGTCGCCATCGCCATTGAGCAAGCGCTCGAGTTCTTCGTCACCAAAGCCCATCAGATCCAGATTAAAGTCAGCCTCATTGAGTTCGGCAATCTCAAGCTTGAGCAACTCTTCGTCCCAGCCAGCGTTGGCAGCAATGCGGTTGTCGGCCAGCACAAGGGCACGCCTTTGGGTTGCACTCAGGTGGTCCAAAACAATCACGGGAACCGATTCCAGGCCAAGGTGCTGGGCTGCAGCCAGGCGTCCATGCCCTGCAACGATCACGCCATCAGCGCCCGCCAAAATGGGGTTGGTAAAGCCGAACTCCTTGATGGAAGCAGCAATCTGACCGACCTGGGCCTCAGAGTGGGTGCGCGCATTGCGGGCATAGGGCAACAGTTTGGCCGTTGGCCACTGCTCGACTTTACTGATTAACCAATTTTGAGTCATCATGTTGTACAATGTTCCTGTCCAATTAGAGAAAGCCCACCATGACCATTGAAACCACTTACAGCCAGGCCAGGGAGCAGTTGAAGTCGCTCATGGATCGCGCCGTCGACGACCGGGAGGTCATCGTGGTGCGCCGTCGCACAGGGGGCGATGTGGCAATGATTGCTGCCGATGAACTCGAGAGCCTGGTGGAGACTGCGCACCTGCTGCGCTCTGAGAAGAACGCTGAGCGGCTGCTTTCAGCGCTCTCGCGTGCACGCTCAAAAAACATTGCACCCACGACCATGACTCACCTGAGCAAACTGGTGGGTGTCGATGCCTAAAGGCGATCGAGTCGCTGTCTGCCACCCGGAGTTTTTAGAGGACCTGCAGCACTGGGTTGAGACGGACCGCCGCACAGCAAAGAGGCTGCTGGAGTTGGTTCAAGCCATTTTGCGCGACCCCTTCGATGGCATCGGCAAGCCCGAACCGCTGAAATATTTGGGTCCTGATGTTTGGTCCAGGCGCATCACGCAGGAGCATCGCTGTGTTTACCTGATAAGTCCGACCGGGTTGAGTTCTTGCAAGGCCGCTACCACTACTAAGACAGGCCAAGCGCCAAACAAAACGCCCACAAGGCGCGAACCGTATGGGCGTACTTTGAGTGATTAGCAGAATGCTACCGCTTGGATATATACACCGTCAAGGGGTTTTCGTACGATTTTTGAATAAGGCCTTCAACACGGATTTCTCAGAGGTAAACCAGATCTTTGGGTCAGATGGTTTGGGCTTAATTTCACCTTTGGCGATCGCTAAAACTCGCTCACGAATCTTCTCTTGCGGGGCAATGCCAATTTTCAATAAGTTCTTCATCAAACACCTTTCAAATTCATGGCTACGGGCTCAACCCTTTGCCACATAGTTCAGCGGCTTCATCTTGTTCAGTTCATCGCCCAGTTTGGTCTTTGCTTGCCACAGGTCAAATTGAGACTGCATGTCCAGCCAGAGTTGCGCGCTGTTGCCAAGCAGCGTTCCCAGGCGCAACGCCACCTCTGCCGATACCCCGGTTCGCTCAGCCAGCAGTAAATAAAGCGTCTGTCTTGAGACACCCAACATTTTGGCGAATTCGCCTTTTGTTATGCCCTTTAGTTTGGGGAGTACATCTTCTCGTAAAACAGCACCGGGGTGAGTTGGAATACGACCATTCAATCTACACCTCCAGGCAATCAATAATTTGTTGGAAATAGTGTAAATATTATGTTGACACAAGGCAACAACAGCGCAAGCAATTACCGCGAGTACCCGTAGTGCATCGCCAACACCCCCAAAGCGCCAACCAAAATGCCCTTGGCCTCGTACTGATTGAGCGTGCGTCCGTTCCACCCCTCCTGGGCAGACCACTCCCTCACGCTCTGACCCAAACCTGCCACGTGCCAGACTGCACAGCCGCCGGGACTGCCGATGCCGCCCACCGCATCAAGCGCCTCGCCCAGGCGCTTTCTGGCCCAGGCACAACGCTCGGTCATGGTGTCCTGCCAATGACCGCCGGGGATACGATCAAGCGGCGGTGAGCCCGCAGAACTCAGTTGCGCGAAGACAAAGGTGCGAGAGAAGTCCTGACCCGCGTCGTGCATCTGCGCTGTGATCGCGCCGTTGCGCATCAAAAGCCCGAGCGAGTCCACGGTACGGAAATGCTCGGTGCGGTAGCTGGTGCCTTCCTCTGCCTCGCTCACCCACTCACCAACCCGGCCACCGGGCAGGCTCACCAGAGCGCCATGGGTCAGTGGCTGTGCAACTTGCTTTTTAGCCATGGCGCACCTCCTTGCCCACAGCGGGTTCTGCGCCTTGCGCCAGCGCCCAATGCAAGAGTGCCAGCGCATCCGCTTCGTTGTCGTCGGTGACCGGGTGGCCCAACGCCTTCATGGCAGCAATCACCTCTGCCTTGCCCGCGTTGCCCTTGCCAGTGGCATGGCGTTTGATGGTACCCACGGGCACGCCTTGGTAGGGGATCTGGTGGCGCTCGCACCAGGCGGTCAGCGTGGCCAGCAGGCCGCCGTAGACGTGCGCGGCGTCTACGCCGAGGTGACGGCGCACCTCTTCAAAGTAAACGGCTCCAATGCCCGTTAAATTGGGCTGTGCGCAAGTCTTTGGCGCATTCAAGGTCAGCATGTCAGCGAGCCACCGGCCAAAGCGCAGGTAGCGCATGCCGCCGCCCTCAAAGCGCTGGGACTTGAAGCTCACAAAGCCATGGGCCACAGGACCATTTGCCGAGCGCAGCGCCCAGCCGGTGGTGGTGCCCAGGTCCAGGGCGAGGATCACAAGGCGCGGGGTTGGTTTGTTATTCATCAGGGATTTCCTCCAAGGGTTCGTACAAGTTTTCTTGTGCGACCTGGAGGAGCACTGGCACCAAAGCCGTGTCAGGGCGGGTGCGGCTCCCTCATGTCTGTCATTG